CAGAGGCGAAGCGCTCCCCATCGGGGCGTGACTCGATAGCGCGGTTAATCTCGGCGACTTGACGGTAAAGGTTGGCAATCTGCTGCTCACGGGTAATCGTGAGGCCAGCCTTGTGTTCCTCCCACTTGCCGTCGCGAATCCACTTGTTTACACTTGCACGAGAGACACCGACACGGTCGGCAATCTCCTGCTGGGTCAGATTCTCTTTCAGGTAGAGCGTCTGAGCCCACGATTTCTTTTGCTGCGTTGTTAATTCTGCCATATATTCAATCTTTTAGCTGCGATGTATATCGCAGCATACGAAACATCATTTTCTGGTGCAAAGTTGGTAAAAAAAGCAGAATTACACAAATCACCGTCGCATGATGGTAATTTTAGATGACATGATAAAGCCATAGAATGTTATCATAAAAAGGGGATTTGCAAGATACCGAAAAATGTATTTTCTTTGCACAAAAAATCAACGAGCAGATGAAAACAAAGTTCTTCAACAGACTGGTACCCGGCGAAGGGAAGTGCACCATCTACCTCTATGGAGAGATTGGTGACGGACATCCCGTAAACAGCGCCGACATTGTATTGGATATAGCTAATGCCGCCCGCGAGTATGGGCGTATAGATATACGTATTAACAGCGTCGGTGGCGATGTGTATTCGGGCATCGCCATCTTTAATTCCATCATCCAGAGCAAAGCCGACATACATCTATATATAGACGGTCTGGCCGCAAGCATGGCCAGTGTCATCGCCCTTTGCGGAAAACCCGTTGAGATGAGCCGCTATGCTCGTCTGATGATACATAGCGTACGTGGCGGATTCTATGGCACAGCCTCGGAGATGGAGGAATGCGCCCACGAAATCCTAAGCCTTGAAGATACGCTCTGCGGGATGTACGCCAAGAAAGCGGGCATGACGCATGAGGAATTCAAAGCAGCCTATTTCGACGGTAAGGATCACTGGTTGACCGCAACGGAAGCCGTAGAAAAGGGCTTTGTGGATGGCGTATATGACACTGATTCTGTTTCCGAGGATTCTACTCCAGAGCAGATATACCAGACAATCAATAACCGCCTCGACGAGGCACATAAATTAAACAATATGGGATTAATTGACGAAATTAAGAATCTTCCGCAGTTCAAGGATTGTACTACGGAGCAGGAGGTCCTGGCCAAGCTGGGACAGGTGGGGGCGCAGGCAGAAGGTGCAGCAGCGCTTGCGACAGAAAATGCCGCCCTCAAGAAGGAGAATCTGGACTTCAAGGCCAAAGAAGAGGCAAACTTCAAGGCTATGAAGAAGGAGTTGCTGGACGGCGCCATCAAGGACGGTCGTATCAGCGAGGCGACACGCCCGGCTTTTGAAGCTCTGCTGGAGCAGGACTTCGAGAAGGGTAAGGCTACTATCTCGGCACTAAAGCCTACGAAGAGGGTTATGGAGGATATCCACAATCCTCAGCAGAATGGCAAGGATCCGTGGACGGAGGCCTTTGCTGGTATCAAAGCCCGTTATGACGGAGCAAACAAGTAATCTTATGGATACATTACCGAATTGGAAGTGTGGTAGTTCTACCGCTTCCGGAAGAGAGAATCGTAACAACAGTGTAAACAATAAAAATGTGAATTATGGCATTAATCATTCAAAACTCCAATTACAATGGTGAAGTCCTTGGCCGACTGCTCACCAAGGCAGTAACAGGCTGCCAGATCGTTGATAAGGGACTGATCTGTGTAATCCCTTCGATCAAGGATAAGCTGGCCATTCCCCGTCTGAAGGTAAAGAAGATGCTCCGCAAGCCGAACTCTAACCCTCAGGTGACTGATTCTAAGGGTGATTTCATCTATTCTGAGCACCAGCTTGAACCCAAGGAGCTGCTGGCATTCACCGTGTTCAACCCCGACACCTTTGATCACATCTGGCGCCCTTACCAGCCAACTGGTAATCTCGTGTTCTATGAGTTGCCCCCTAACGTGCAGAATGAACTGCTGGACGCCATGTCGAAGCAGATTCAGTTCGAGTTGGGCTACCACTTCATCAACGGAGAATACAGCAGCGATCCGCTTGACGACGAACATCTGATGAACGGTATTCTGTATCGCCTGAAGAACGATCCTGATGTGCTCCGCATTGAGAGCAGTGCAGAGACGATGATCGGTAAGCTGTACGATATCCGTGCCAGCATCCCAGAGGCCATCAAGGAGCGCCCAGAGCTGCGCTATATCATGAGTCCTGCTGACTGGGAGAAGTACGATGAGGAGCTGACCAAGCGCGAGCACAAGAACTCTGACGAGACCGACCTGAACAAGAAGTCGTTCAAAGGTGTGCCCATTGAGACGCTTGTCGGCTGGCCCGACGGTCTGATTATGGCTACACTCTGTTCGCCTCATGAGACCACATCGAACCTGTTCGCTGCCGTCAACCTGGTTAACGACGACAAGGTGATTCAGATTGACAAGATCAGCAATGCCAGCGACCTCTACTTCTTCAAGATGAAGATGCGCGCTGACACCAACGATGCCTTCGGTGAGGAGGTGGTTATCCTGGACACCCGTGAGACCCCAGATTTCCCCGTGGTAGAAAAGGCTATCACCGTGGATTATGAGGAAGTCAACTTCCCCAGCAATGGCGGCACGAAGTTCGTGACCGTTACGGCTCCAGGCGACTTCTCTGTAAGTCGTACATCCAATAACTTCATCGTTGAGGTGAAAAACGGCCGTCTGGTTATCACGGCATCTGCCAACGAGACAGAGGAGGATGTTACGGAAACCGTCACCCTGACACTCGACTGTGACAATTCAATCACTAAGACTATCACCCTGACAACTGCTGCTGCAGAGTCTCAAATCCCGGAGGGCTAAGCTATGAAAGTAAAAGTATTGAAGAAATTCCAGGATAAGCACGACCACGTGACTATCTACACCCCCGGCCTCGTTTTGGAAGTGCAGGACGAGAATCGCGCCAAGTCACTTATTGACCGCAAACTCGCTAAGGAGTTCAAGGGTAATCAGAAGGTAAATGCCGTTCTGGCTGAGCCCGCTGCTCCTGAAGGTGCGCAGGATGAGTCTGGCGAATAACCCTGATTCCTCATGGCAAAGCTGAAATATCTCGTCATCCACTGCACCGCAACCCCGGAAGGTCGCGAGGTGACCAGTGCCGACATCAGGCACTGGCACTGCGACCCGAAGCCGAAAGGCAACGGGTGGAAGCAGGTAGGCTATACCGACATGTTCCATCTGGATGGGAAGCGTGAACGCCTTGTTAACAACAACGAGGATGCAGAGGTTGATCCATGGGAGGTGACCAACGGTGCTGCAGGGTTCAATAGTGTGAGCCGCCACATCGTGTATGTAGGAGGCTGTGACAGGAGCCTGCAAGCCAAGGACACCCGCACGGAAGCCCAGAAAAAGGCCATGGAGGAATATGTGAAAGAATTCCACCGAAAGCACCCAGACGTGAAGATTGTAGGCCATCGGCAGTTGAACGCGTCGAAATCCTGCCCCTCGTTCTCGGTGCCCAGGTGGCTTCAACTAATAGGAATTAAACAGTAATTAAACGCAATGGAAACGATACTCCAGATACTTCAATGGGCAATCCCCTCAGGTCTTGGTACTGCCATCGGGTGGTTCTGGAACCGCCGCGTGAATCAGGCCAAAGCTAAGAAGGAGATACACGACACCTTCAAGCAGATGTACGAGGATGTGTCGAGTACATTGCTGGTTCTACAGAATGAAAACAAAGAACTGCATGCAACAATCAACGACTTGCAAGAAAAAGATGCGCTTACGCGCCGCGCCATCAACCGGCTGTCGAGAGCTATCGAGGCCATTCCTCTTTGCAATTACCATAGCCAGTGCCCTGTGCTTGGGGAGCTGCGGCTCGAACAAGAAGATGGTGAGCACGACGACAAGTCAACAGGTGAGTACAGACATTCAGACGGGCGTCAACCTGGAGCTGAGCGGTCTGGACGATTGCCTGAAGCTGGAAAGCTCAGAACTGGTACTGCCAATTCAAAGCCTCGCAAATCTCCCAGAGGGCGCGGAATACAGCCATCAGGACGGCAACCTGCGCGTGTCGGCAAGGCGGACAAAGGGTGATTCGCTACGCATTCGGGCTACGGGTCTTAAAAACTCGGCGCCGAATATCAAAATTGAAGCGAACTCGTCGGGAAAAGTGAAACTTGCCGATTCAATAGATACAAAGGTTGGTAAGGATATCCCAGAACTCCCGCGCGGACAGCCCGCTGAGAAATCTGATATTAGATGGGATTTGATATTCGTCTGCATCATATTCCTGGTTCTCACAGGAATAATCGCATACGAGAGTTTTAAACATAAAAAACAAAAGTAACATGAACGAAAATTTTATCTATGGCATAGCCAAGGTTGAGGTTGGAAATGCAACCATCGGCTACATCGAAAAAGGTTCATTCCAGTGGGGGGGGACATCGCCAGAGGCTACGGATATAGAAGCAGAGCAGGTTCCTGCAGCTCCTGTTCTCTCTCTCCTTCAGAAGAACGGTACCATTGCTCCGCAGTTCAACTTGATACAGTTGGATGTGAACAATCTGCAGACTGTCATGGGCGGTACTGTGGAGGGCAAGAAATGGAGTGCTCCGACGGACCTTGTAAGTGTGACTGATTCAGTTAAGATTACAACCCAGAGTGGCGCGGTGATTGATATCCCCAAGGCTACTGTACAGGCAAATCTGGACGGCAACCTGACGCTGTCCGAGGTTTCTAAGGTGAAGGTAGCGCTGAAAGTCCTGACGCCAGATGGTGGCGGTTCTCCTTATAGCATTGACTACACGGGAACTCCTGCTGCTGGCATTGAGGAAGGTTAATACCGAATCAATATGGACAATCGCGGAACGCAACAAGAGGCGGCGGAGGCATTGCTCGATGCAGGTGTCTCCGTTCCTCTTAAATCAATCAAGATTCCTTTCCGTAAGAAACCGCTGGTAATCCGCTTAACGATGAAGCGCCCACGCTTATCGACCCAAATCAGAATCGCACAAGTCTATCTTGGCATGGGAGTAACGGCGGAGCAGCTGGGGAAATTCACCAAGGAGGAGGAAATGAAGTTCCTGGCTGAACACGGAAAGGATATAGCAAGGATGATGGCAATGGCCGTCTGCTGTACAACCTCACGCACACGGCTTTTCGGGCGTCTCCTGACGTGGATCATCATTCATTACGTAGAAGATATCTACCTTAAGGCAGCACTGATGAATTTCATTCTGTTGCTGGGTACAGGGGCTTTTACGAATATTATCAGATCAGTGGAGATGACGAATCCGATGAAACTGAGACTGAGCCACAAAAGGAAGGGGAGTTAAGGAGCGAGTATGTGAGCTCTCATAGCCCTTTTGGTCTGATATGGCAGATTGCAGAAGCAACAGGCTGGAGCAAGGATTACATATTGGACGGCGTGAACTACCAGACACTACTGATGATGATAGCGGATGCACCCCACTACGTCACCAGGAAGACAAGGAAAAAAGAAGAGGGTGCAACAGAAGGTAAGGATGAGGTTCTGGAGTTCTTCCAGAGTAATTTAAAACTGTAAAGTGGCATGGCAAAACCAGTATGGATTGAGTTTCTGATGAAAGGCAACCTGAATAAGGGGCTTGACGACGCAAGACACAAGGCTGAATCGCTCGACTCAGTCCTGAAGAAGGTTGGTGCCACCGTGGGTATCGCGTTCGGTACCCAACAAGCCATTGAGTTCGCTGGCAAGATTATGGATGTCCGTGGCGAAGTGGAAAGCCTTCAGATTTCATTCGAGACCCTTGCGGGCACGACGAAAGGACAGAAACTCTTTGGAGATATCCTCGAGTTTACTACCAATACACCTATGATGATGCAGGATCTGGCAAAAGGTGCGCAGACCCTCCTCGGTTTCAATATTGAAGCAGAGAAGGTGATGCCCATTCTTCGACAGATTGGCGATATATCAATGGGTGACTCCCAGAAATTCAACTCGTTGACACTTGCTTTTGCCCAAATGTCATCAACAGGCAAATTGATGGGGCAGGATCTGCTCCAGATGATTAATGCCGGCTTCAACCCACTTGTGGTTATATCAGAGAAGACAGGCAAGAGCATGGCCCAGCTAAAGAAAGAGATGAGCGATGGCAAGATCAGCGTTGAGATGGTAGAAAAGGCCTTTTCTGCTGCCACCGCCGAGGGCGGCAGGTTTCACGGGATGCTGGAGAAACAGTCGAAAGGCATCAAAGGTGCAATGAGCAATCTTCAGGGGGAAATCCAGAATACATTGAACGATATCGGCGAGAAGAGCCAGGGAACAATTGTCGAAACCATCGATATGACGCGGCAGCTGGTGAAGAACTACGAGAAGGTGTTGGATATTCTGGCACAGATCGTAATAGCCTACGGAAGTTATAAGGCCGCCCTAATGACCATTGAAGCCATCCATAGAGCTCAGAACATAAGTAGGATGATATCATTATGGCATCGCTATAAGGACGCGTTGGGTTCGGCTCGTGCCGCCCAGTTGGCATTCAATAGGGCTGCCCTTCTGAATCCTTATGTAGCCATCGGTGTCGCTGTTGCCGGTACTACTGTCGCTGTTTACAAGATGGCCACAGCTGATAATGCTGCTGAGTCTGCCCAGAAAGCACTGAATAAGACTATCGAGGATGCCAACAAATTAGCTAAAGACCACCAAAAAGAACTTGACGACCTGACATGCAAAGCCAATGACGAGGCCAGCAGTACAGATGATCGCCGTGAAGCTATGCAGCAGTTGATAGACAAATATCCTGATATCATCAAAAAGTATATTGATGAGAAGGGGCATTTGAAAGATATCATCAATCTGAAACGCGAAATAGCACGACTTGACGGAAAGGGGAAGACGGAAAAGCTGGAGGGCGATATGAAGAAAGCCCAGCGATATATGGAGCTATACAAAAAGAGAAAGCTTTCCGGGGAGGAACGTAATGAACTACAGAAGATGGCTGATGACCTGATGAGTCAGCAGGGATTCTGGACAAAATTCTCTGTTTCCGGAAACCGTTTCAAGTTTGCTGCAGATTATTACGGCAAGCAGCTTCCAGAACTACAGAAAGCGACCGCGCGCAGCCGTACGGAGAACGTGCTTCGTGAATT